TCAAAATAGGCCAGATTACCGACCAACCAGCAGCGGTTAAACGACCAGCGGCTAAGAAAGATGAGGACAACGAATAATGGCAATCTATCTAAGTAATGGCGTTGTTGTCACGCTGAACAGTGTCGCCTTAAGCGATCACGTAACAGCCGTAACAATTAACCGCTCATTTGACGAATTAGAAGTAACAGCTATGGGCGATTCCGCACATAAGTTTGCAAAGGGTCTAGAAGCTAGCACTATTACTATTGACTTCTTAAATGACACAGCAGCAAGCAACGTAAACGCAACACTGCAGGCAGCATGGGGTACAACAGTGCCACTAACAATCAAGCAGACTTCTGCAATAGTTAGTGCAACTAACCCAGAGTATCAAACTACAGTGCTTGTAAATAACACACAGGATGTGAATGGCGCAGTAGGCGACATCAGCAGCCAATCAATTACATTTACATGCCAAAGTGTTATCGTAGTAGATACCACACCTTAAGGAGTAGTAATGGCAAAGCTAAAGATAACAAGGGCTAATGGTGAAGTATCAGAGCATAAGATAACACCAGGTGTCGAGTACGCATTTGAATTACGCTATCAGGCTGGTATTAGCAAAGTGTTAAGAGATTTTGAGCGCCAGACAGAAATCTACTGGCTCGCTTGGGAATGCTTACGCAGAGCAAACGTTACAGTACCTTTATTTGGAGTTGAGTTTATAGACAGCTTAGACACAGTAGAGGTACTTGACGAAGAAAAAAAATAGTTGGGCGTGATTCTATTTTCTACAGTATTGCTCAATTGAGCGTTGAGACTGGAATACCGCCTAGCGAGTTCAGAGACATGGATACGCAGATGTATCGGGCTATCATCCAAGTATTGACAGATAGAGCTAAGGAGATACGTAATGCCAGTAGTCGTAAACGGCGTTAGAGAGTTTCTAAAAGCTATAGATGAGCTTGACGAAGATATGTACAAGAATGTTAAAGACACGCTGAAAACACCTATGATTAAAGTAGCGCAAAAATCCAAAGATGAGTTTTCATCTAATCAAAATGTGTTAAGTGGCTGGCTTAAACAAGCTAAGCCTATGGAAGGTCAGCGCAGGCCGTTCCCTGCATACGACCAGGCTACGGCTAGGCAAGGCATTAAATATAAACTGGGGCCTAATAAGAAAAACAGAAGCGGCTATTCTGTTTACAATTATGTATCTAATGAGTCTGCAGCTGGCGCAATCTTTGAAACCGCTGGCCGTAAGACTACAGGCGCACAAGGCGCATCATTAAACCCTAATGCTGGTGTGCAATTTATACAGGCATTGCCTAACGTAGTAGATGCAACACTGGCAGGATCAGTAGGCCGCAGAGGGCGTAAGAATAAGGGCAGAGTAATTTACAAAGTGTGGGCCAAAGAGCAAGGGCCAATATACGCAGACTTAAAAAAAGCGTTAGACGATGCCATATTTGCATACTACAAGAAAATGCCACTAGAGCAGAAGTCTCAAGTAATAGGATTTTATAAAGAGCGTAGAGCTCGTGGATTTAGGGGCGTGTAATTGTGCCTACCTTAGTAGTATCGGCACTTAGCACCTTTGATAACAAAGGATTAAAAAAAGGTAAGAAAGAAGTATCAGCCTTTGAGAAACAAATAAAAGGCTTTGGTAAAACCTTTGCCGCAGTTTTTAGTGCGACTGCATTACTTAACTACAGTAAGAATGCGGTAAAGGCGTTTGCAGCCGATGAGAAAGCAGCCAAGTCATTAGAGCTACAATTAAAGAATACAGGGTTTGCATTTAGCGCACCATCTGTAGAGTATTTTATAGCCAACCTGCAGAAAACTACAGGCGTATTAGACGATCAACTACGCCCAGCATTCCAGCAATTATTGACAGTTACTGGGTCTATTACAAAAAGCCAAGAAGCATTAGGTGTAGCACTTAACATAAGCGCAGCCACAGGTAAATCACTTACCGAAGTTAGCGCAGCATTAACACGTGGCTTCTCAGGTAATACTGCAGGCCTTAGCAGACTAGGCGCAGGTATAAGTAAGGCCACACTCAAAGCTGGCGACATGGATGCAATACTAGCCGAACTAAACACTAAATTTACAGGTCAGTCAGCAGCAAGATTAACTACCTACGCAGGTAAATTAGATTTAATAAAAGTAGCATCTGCCGATGCAAGTGAAATTATAGGTAAAAGTTTAGTAGATGCCCTCGCATCTTTAGGTGATGATAACAGCATAGAAGAATTAACTAAATCTATGGAAAACTTTGCAGAAAGTATTGCTACTGTAATAAGAGGTTTAGGTCAAGTAGCTGGTGCGTTAAAAACAGTAGCCAACACTCCTGGCATAAGTCAGGTGTTAGATGTAATTAAATTTACTAGCGTATTTGGCGCACTTAGTAGAGCAGCTGGGCCAGCACCAGCGCAACAGTTACCTGCTAATCAGCAACGCAGTGCAGGTCGTATTGCAGCACAAGTGCGCAAACTAGAAGCTGCTGCTATTAAGAATGGTGTTAATTTACGCAAGGCAGAAAACGATCAATTAAAGAAAAAAACCGAGGTAGATAAACTTAGAGACAAGTTTGACCTAGAGCGCATAGGCCTAACTGCAGCACTTAACGCTGCAACCGATGAAGAGACTAAATTACGTATTAGGGCGCAGCTTGCTATATTAGATAATAATGAAGCACTGGCTAAGAAGTACAATGCTGAATTAGAGGGCGCTATGGCTGCCGAGAAACTATCTAAATCTCTTATTACTGCCTCTACATTCTTAGATATATTGGCCAACAGACCTAACCCTCTATTTACTGCTGAGGGCAATAAAACACCACGTGGTCTAAATCAAATAGCACCAGATAGTGAGTTTATAGTACAACCTGGAACAACTAGCGGCAGCAACTCATCTACTACAATAATTAACGTGCCTGTAAACGCTGGCACAATAGTAAGCGAAGGCGAATTAACTAGCCTTATAGCTGACACAGTTAGAGTGAATCTAAAATACGGCAACAAGTTAGTACCTGCAGGAAGCCTAACCTAATGCCAGTACCTACAGTTAATGTAATTTTGAACCTAAGCACTGGGCCATCAACGGTTCAGGCTATGCAGATAGATATAGGTAAGATCGGTGTAAACGTTTTTGCCGATGCTGTAGCTGTTATTGTCGATGTATCGAATCAAGTAAATTACATACAAACACAGTCAGGCCGTAGTGCTTTAGCAGATCAATTCCAAACAGGCACAATTACGCTACGCATCGTAGATCAAAATGGCGACTTCAACCCTACTAACGCTACAGGGCCTTACTACGGTTTGCTTACACCGATGAAGAAGGTGCAGATCACTGCTACACATCTTAACATTACTTATCCTATATTCTCAGGCTTTATTACATCTTACGTAAATACACAACCTAAAGATGCTACAGAAGTTGCCTACACTACTATCTCAGGTATTGATGCCATGCGCCTAGCGCAAAATGCACAGATAAGTACAGTTACTGGTGCGACAGCAGGTGACTTATCAGGCACACGTATTAACGAAATATTAGATCAGATTAGTTGGCCAGCAACTGCTCGTGACGTAGATGCAGGACAGACAACATTACAAGCTGATCCTGGCACAGCACGCACATCCTTAAATGCTATGCAGACGGTAGCCGACTCAGAGTATGGTGCATTCTTTGTAAATGCTGATGGCGATTTTGTATTTAAGGATCGTGCTACAGCCGTATCCTCAATAGGTGATACACCTACAGTATTTGAAGATGCAGGTGCAGGTATCAGATATGCCAATGCAAAATGGCTACTGAACGATGATCTTATATTTAACTCAGCCACAGTAACTAGGTCAGGTGGCACAGCGCAGACAGCTACTAACGCAGCAAGTATTGCTAAGTATTTTATACACAGCTTTAACCAGCAGGATTTACTTATGCAAACGGATGCGGTAGCCCTAGATTATGCAAGGGCTTATGTCGCTAGTAGGCAAGAAACTTCTATTAGATGCGATGCTATAGAGCTAGACCTATACACGCCTAATTACGACAGCGGCATAGTAGCCGCTTTAAGCCTAGAGTTTTTTGACCCAATAACAGTATCTACGACACAGCCAGGTGGCTCACTACTAGAAGATACTTTGCAGATATTTGGCGTAGCCAACACCATTACACCCAACAGCTTCAAGGTGGTGTTTACAACGCTAGAACCTGTCATAGATGGGTTTATAATAGGCAACGTAGATTACGGTGTCATAGATCAAAGCGTATTATCTTATTAAGGAGATATAAATGCCAACTTTTCCAGTAGTTACTGGTGACGTGCTTACCAGTACAATTTTCAACGGTTTACCAGCCTTTGCAGTGCAAGTTGCTAAGACAGCAGATTACACAGCTGCTAGTGGTGATGAGTACCAACAGCTTGTACAAATGAATAAAGCAACAGCAATAGCATTCAAGTTACCTGTTGATGCAACATACAACTTCCCTATAGGCACAGTCATCACAGTATTAAGTATTGGCGTTGGCGCAGTAACAATAAGCGCAGTAACTCCTGGAACTACAACAATACTAAGTGCTGGCGCAGTAGCAGCATCACCGACCTTAGCTCAATACAAAACCGCAGTATGCATCAAGACAGCTGCTAACGCTTGGTATGTGGTAGGCGGAATTGCTTAACATAATTGCTGGCACTTTAAGCGTTGGGGTAACTCCAAGCACTAATAGTTACGAATCTATTGCAACAGTTACAGTAGGTTCAGGCGGTAGTTCAAGCATTGATTTTACTTCAATATCTAGTAGTTATACTCATTTACAAATACGAGGATTGTTTCGTCAGGCTAGCGGTGAAGCTATAATAATTCGCTTTAATGGCGATACTGGAAATAACTATGCTTGCCACGCATTATATGGAGATGGCGCAACTGCGTCTGCTAATGCTGCCGCTAGTAGGACTAATATCCCGATTGAACGAAATAGTGGTATGCCAACAGGTGCTAACATTTTTGGTGCAGGTGTAATTGACATTTTAGATTACAAAAATACTAACAAATATAAAACTGTGCGGTCTCTATCTGGACACGATAGTAATGGTAGTGGCTATGTACATTTGGAATCAGGTTTATGGATGAATACAAACGCCATTACCTCAATAAAATTAACAACACCATCTGCATTTAATTATGCTGAATTCACACAATTCGCCCTATACGGAATTAAAGGAGTATAACAATGGCTGCTGGTTCAACATATACACCCATAGCAACCACTACTTTAGGTAGTGCTACAAATACAGTTACCTTTAGTTCAATTACTGCAAGTTATACAGATTTATATTTAATTGTTGTTGGTGCTGCTTCAAGCAGTACAACTGGAGTAAATTTACAATTTAACGCTGATACTGGAAGCAATTATTCCCGTACGGTTCTTTATGGTACTGGTTCGGTGGCAGGTTCGGCTAGAGGTAGCAACGCCATACAAATTGGAACGGGCACATTTTCTACATCTCAAAGCGTTGCAAGAATAAATATAATGAATTACTCAAACTCTACAACATACAAAACTATTTTGGCTAGAACAGATGCGGCAAGCGTAGAATTGTTAGCAACTGTTGGATTATGGCGTTCAACGAGTGCAATTAACGAGGTAAAAGTAATCTCTGATTCAGGCATTAACTTTATTACTGGCTCAACCTTCACACTCTACGGAATAGCGGCGGCATAATGGCAAATACATATACTTTAATAGAGGCTAAATCTTTGGGAAGCACTACCGCTACTATTACCTTTAGCGCAATTCCACAAACTTATACAGACTTAAAATTAGTTAATTCTACTAGATGTGATTTGGTAAATTCAGTTGCCGTTCGCATAGCCTTTAATAGTAATACTTCTAATTTTACTGGTATCTATTTGCAAGGTGCTGGATCGGGAACACCGAGTTCTGGAACTGATGGGAGAAGGGCTGGAGTGAGCATACCAACCAGTTATACTTCCAACACTTTTACCAATGATGAAATCTATATTCCTAATTATACTTCAGCAAATTTTAAATCGTATTCACTTGATGCTA